ACAGCGTTCTAATTTATTCAAGAATTGCAAATAGTGATGTAACTAACCCAGATTTTCCTACAGGAAATCAGTTTGCAAGAATTGGTGTTATCAAAAATCCACAAATCAACGGTACATCAAATCTCCTAACGGCATCATCTGCTTCTGGTGTATATGGATTACGCCTGACTGGTGCTGCCACAACAACGATGAGTGTATCTGTTGATGGGCAAGTTAGGCAGACTATTGGAGTTGGATCAACTGCAGTTGGAAAAATTATTTCTTATGATCCAATTACAAAAATTCTAAGATACTGGCAAGATAGAGATCTTGCTACAGATACTTCTACAGGATCAAAACCAACCTACGGATACCGTCTAAATAAGTTTACAAGTTCTCCAGGGACAGGAGGAAATGTAAACGTAGTAGTCACAACTACTACTGGAACTGAAACTGTGGGAATTGAAACTACATTTACTGGAGTTTCAACATCCGTAAATTCAAGAACCTATTATTTTGGTCAAAGTTTTATCAATGGCATTGCTCAACCAGAGATAAAAAAATATTCAGGAGACATTATTTACGTTGACAATAGACCAGAAGTTACAAGAGCTATAAACCAAAGAGAAGATATCAAAATCGTTTTAGAGTTCTGATCCAATGCCACAAAACACCAATCTCAATATCAATCCATATTATGATGATTTTGACGCATCAAAGAACTACAATAGAGTTCTTTTCAAACCTGGTGTACCAATTCAGGCAAGAGAACTAACATCTTTACAGTCAGCTCTTCAGGATCAGATTGAAAAGTTTGGGCAACATTTTTTCAAAGAAGGATCTGTTGTAATCCCAGGATCTCTTACATACGATAATCAATTTTATGCAGTAAAGATTGAACCAACATTCTTTGGTGTTTCTGTTGAAGCGTATTATGATCAATTAGTAGGACTAACAATTCAAGGCAAAACTTCTGGTATTACTGCTGTAGTAAAAAAAGTTTTATCAAGAAGTCAATCTGTAGAAGGAACTACAACACTTTATGTAAAGTATCAAAACTCTTCTAACCAAAATTATATCACGGAACAGTTTCTTGATGGGGAAAATTTAGTAACTCTTTCAGATTTTACTTATAGTAGCACAACCATTGCTGCTGGATTAAACTCATATTTTACAAAATCAAACCACACTCTTGGTTTATTATCTGGATCTGATTTTGCAACTTGTGTTCTCACGAACTCAACTGCAACTGGATGCTCATTTTCTGTTTCTGAAGGTGTCTTTTTTGTAAGGGGAGCATTCATTTCTGTAGATAACGAAACAATTATTCTTGATCAGTATTCAAATTCTCCATCATATAGAGTTGGATTTTTTGTACATGAAGAGATTGTAACAGCAGTTGACGATCCATCTCTATATGATAATGCTCAAGGATTTTCAAACTTTACTGCCCCAGGTGCAGATAGACTAAAGATTAGTTTATCACTAATCAAAAAAGATTTGAGTGATTTTCAAGATGAAAACTTCATCGAACTCTTTAGAGTTGATAATGGAGAAACTAAAAAAATTGTTCAACGAACAGTTTATAGTGAAATTGCAAAAGAACTTGCAAGAAGAACTTATGATGAAAGTGGAGATTATTATGTAAGGCAGTTTGACTTGCAAGCGAAAGAAAGTCTGAACGATAGGTATTCAACATTTGGGGTTTTCTTTCCAGAAGAAAATACAGATCAAGGAAACACACCATCTAAAAATTTACTTGAAATCCAAGTCGGTCCAGGTAAAGCATATGTAAAAGGATTTGAAGTAGAAACTTTTGGTACAACATTTTTAGACGTAGAAAAACCAAGAGAAACTACAACAGTAGAAGGTGCTGGCATTCCATTTCAAGCAGGCAATCTTCTAAGAGTGAACAATGTTTATGGTGGTGCAAGCGTCGGATTAGCTACAACTGGATATGTAGATCTGCGTAGTAATAGACTTGGTTCTAACAAAGCAGCAACCGCTGGACAAAGTATTGGTAGAGCTAGAGTATATGATTACAAATCTACTAATACTGCATATTCAGACAATTCTTCTCAATTTGACTTATATCTATTTGACATTCAAACTGATACAGAAATTACCCTAAATCAATCCTTATCAATTACTTCTCCTGCACTAGTTGAAGGCAAAAATTCTGGCGCTAGAGGTTATTTGAGATCGGTATCTGGTAATATTCTAACACTTCATCAAACTTCTGGCAATTTTATTGTTGATGAAGCAATTCTTATCAATGGAATTGAAAATGGTAGGGTTATTACAAAAGTTCTTGAGTTTGATATTACTGACATCAAATCTATTAGATCTGAAGTTGGAGTAACAACATTTAGTGCTGATACGGTACTAGAACCAAAGATCAATTTTGGTGGTCAGTCATTCAGTTTTACCACTTCTTCTGGTGGTGTTTCGACTGTAACCAGTTCAACAAGTGGTTGGACAGTTGGAGTAAAAACTGGAGACATTATTTCTTATAGTAGAGCAGATGTTTCTGGAACAGTTTATAACAGAGTAAAAACCATTACTCCAACTGCCCAAAGCATAACAATTGAGGCAGTAACAAATGTTACTAGTGTTGCTACTGGTACTCTTCCATCTTCAGCGATCAATGTTTCTGGTTTGATTATTGCTGCTCCAAGAATTAGAAATTCTAATTCTGGTTTCTTATATGCAGAATTGCCAAATAGAAATATTGAAAGTGTAGATCTAACGACTTCAGATATTTTCATTAGAAAGGAATATAGAGATAGAAATTCTTCATCTTTAGGAGCATTAGATCTTCCTTCGTTAGCAGGAACCGATTTCGTATATGCGCCATTTGATGAAGAAAGATATTCGGTATTTTATAAAGACGGTACTGTAGAACCTCTTACTACAGATCAGTTCCAACTAACAAATGGTGCTAAAGGAGCAACAATCTTCGGGCTTTCAAAAACAAGTGAGACTGGAGTAATTGTTGTAACAACTCAACAAAAATCAAAGGTAACTTCTAAAAATAAAATCCTAAACCGTGCTGCTTCAGTTACAGTGACAGGATCAAAGTATAGTTACTCAGGAATTTCTACTGGAGTTTCTGATGGATTGACATTTAGCACTGCATATGGAAAACGAGTACAAGATAAAGAAATTTCATTAGATGTTGCTGATGTTGTCAATGTCCATGCAGTTTTTCAGTCATCAAGAAATGCAGCACCAACTGTTCCAAGTATTGTTCTGTCTTCACTAAATGGTCCTAACGCAGACAATTCTGATCTAATTGTCGGTGACATTCTAATTGGAAGAACTTCAGGTGCTTCTGCAATGGTTCTTGGAAAAACAGCAACTGCAGAGATATTCTATGTTACAAAAAATAATCAAAATTTTGTAGAAACTGAAGAAGTAGTCTTCCAAGAAAGTGGTGTTTCTGGAAACATTTCACAAATCAAACTTGGTGATCCGAATATCGTTGATAATTTCAGTTTTGATACTGGACAAAGACTTGAGTATTATGACTTTGGTAGATTGATTAGAAAGTCTGGATCACAAGAACCATCAAGACAACTAAAGATTTTCTTTGATCACTATACAATCAATTCAGGCGACAATGGTGAACTTATTACAACAAATAGTTATCCAGATTATGATCAAAACGTATCGAGTTTCAATAATGTAAGAAATACTGATGTTGTTGACTTTAGACCAAGAGCAGCAAACTATAGCGGCACTCTATCACCATTTGAATTTTCATCTAGAGACTTTGGATCTTCTGGACAAACAGTTCCTAATGGTATTGTGTCCGATGAAAATATTGTACTAGATTACAACTATTTTACTGGAAGAATTGATAGATTATTCCTAAACCAAGATGGGACATTTACGTTCTCTAAAGGAATTTCTTCTCCAAACCCAGTTTTACCAGAAGCAATTGATAGTTCATTTGAGTTAGCAACGATTTCATATGCACCATATGTTTATAATGTAGACACTGATGTAACAATTCAGTTCCGTGCTAACAAGCGTTATACAATGCTTGACATTGGAAAACTTGAGGATAGAATTGACACACTTGAAGAAGTAACAAGCCTATCATTACTTGAGGCAAAAACGTCAAGTTTAGTAATTCAAGATCCAGATACGGGATTAGATAAATTCAAATCAGGATTTGTTGTCGATAATTTTAGTACATTCGACGTTGCTGATAAAACAGTACCAACCCTAAACTATGATATCTCTAATGGAGAATTAGTTGCAAGATCATATTATGATAGTGTTGATCTTTTGGTTGGATCTGAAGCACTGATTGGAACAAGCGGATCTCCTAATTTGAGTATCGATTTACGATATGCAACAGATTTAGGTTCTGCAAATATCAAGAAGTCAAAAAATATAGTAACTCTAAACTATTCTGAAGTTATTGATTTCAATCAACCATTTGCAAGTAGAACTGTAAACGTCAATCCATTTGACGTTGTAACTTGGAAGGGTAGTATGGAACTAAATCCAAGCAGAGATGTTTGGATTGAAAGAGAATTCAAGACAGTTGATGGTGGAGTTGGTACAACGGAAGTTATTACAACTACATCAGCAATTCCAAATCTAAGAGCACAAAACATTGAATTCAAAGCTGCAAGACTAAAACCATCTACCAATTTCTTTAGCTTCTTCTCAAGAACAGATATGTCGGATAATAGGTCCCTCACTGTTCCCAAACTTCTTGAAGTAACACCATTTCAAGGATCTTTCCAAGTTGGAGAAACAGTTGTTGGAAGACTTCTTTCCAATCAAAATACAACTGCAAATCCAGAGGTTAGATTTAGACTTGCACAAGCAAACCATAAAGATGGTCCATATAATGC